GGAAGGGACACCGCACCTGCAAGGGTTCGTGCGGTTGGCTCACAGTAAGACCATGCGCTCAGTCAAGGTAGCCCTGGGCTGTAGCAGGGTCCATCTGGAGATCATGAAGGGCACGGTGGAGCAGAGCATCACCTACTGCAGCAAGGAGGACGACAACCCGTACACATACGGAGAGTCACCGAGGCCTGGGACCCGCACGGACCTCGACGCTGTGCGCGAGGACGCGATGGCCAACGGCATGACGGAGATCGTCTGCTGGGCCAATATGCAGGAAATCCGCGTAGCCGAGAAGTTCCTGAGCTACAACGAGCGGCCCAGGACCAAGCAGACGTACGTCTTCTGGCACTGGGGAGTCAGCGGAAGCGGCAAGACCCACATGGCCGAGGAGAAGGCAAAGGCCCTGGCGGAGAAGCGCGAATGGCGCATCTACAACAAGAGGTCGCCCACCAAGTGGTTCGACGGGTACGACGGACACGAGATCGTCATCTTCGACGACTTCCGATCCTCGTGGTTCAAGCTGCCCTTCTTCCTGGGGCTCATCGACAAGTACGAGTGCCAAGTGGAAGTCAAGGGCGGAGCAAGACAGTTCAGGCCCCGTGTGATCTTCATCACAAGCATCTACTCTCCGGAGCAGGTCTACATGAACTGCGTGGGAGAGGATGGGCAGAGGGAGCCGAACGAGCAAGTGAAGCGCCGCGTCTACAAGACTACGCACTTCAACAATGTCTGGCGGGGTGCAGCCGCCGCTGAGGACATTGGGGGTATCCTGGAGGATATGGAGGGATGAGGATAAAAAAGTTTATCTCAACCCGGGGGTTGGGGGTAATACTATACCCCAACCCCCTGTTCTCACCCTAATAATCCTAATAACCTTAATAACCCTAACGAAACATGAAACCCTAGTAGTCAAAAAATTTTCCGGGTAGACCCCTCGTTCGGCTCCTCTCACTCAATGGTTGGGTTATAACACATGTTTACGACTGTGCAATATGCTTGGGGTTGAAACATTGCGCATAGTATGTCAACTCCATGGAGAAGTGGTAGTTGACCGCAGCAGCGGAGTCGGGAGAAGCACCGATCCACAGCAAAGCGGTACCTTGGACCTGAGGATCAGCAGTCCAGTCAGCAGCGAAGATAGACGAAGCATACTGCGCAGCGGTTACGCCAAAAATGCTGCGAATATTGAAAAGGCGGTTGTAGATCCGAATACCGCTCGAAGCATTGTTGCTGCCCATGGCGATAATCTTAGTACCTTTGCGATTCTCGAGGAGAGGAGTGATGCTGTTGGCGAGAGTGCCGTCGGTGATCTCCGGCATCGCCGCAATGACGACTGAACCAGAGCCGCCAGACGTGGCAGCAAAGGTGATCTTGACACGACAATGGGTAACTTTGTACGCATTGTAGAAGGCTTGCCACTGATCAAAGCCCATAGGCTGGTGGCCGCCAACAGCGTACTCTGGATCGAAGAGGGAGTTGAGGCGGATAGCATTACCCCACGCGATAACACCAGGAACGTCAGCAGTAAGCAAGTTAGCACGATGTACATACTTGAAACTGACGAGCTTCCTGCGGGGCATGGTGGCAATGACGGACCGGGGGGCCGAGGAGCGAGACTTGGTCTTGCGCTTCCGGCGATACGCCTTACGAGAGCGTTTGCGACGAGGCTTACGACGGGCATAACGCTTCATTGTTACTTTAACTTCGTGTGGGCTGAAGTAAAAGGAGTGAATAAGTATATTCGGTACGGGCGGGCCTTCGACCCCCCCCTATTTGATCGACGGAGGCAGAGCCTCCCGCCAGCCGGTCGAACATCCGGCGGGAAGGTGGGAAATCTGGAGCATCCTTTACGTACAAAGTACAATGCCCAGACCCAATACGAACAAGCGTTCTAGGAGGTGGTGTTTTACGCTTAACAACTACACCGAGGAAGAGTGTCTGACCATCCAGACGGCCGCTCAGATCACCCGCTCCATCGTGCAACTGCACTACGGAGAGGAAGAAGGCAAGGAAGGGACACCGCACCTGCAAGGGTTCGTGCGGTTGGCTCACAGTAAGACCATGCGCTCAGTCAAGGTAGCCCTGGGCTGTAGCAGGGTCCATCTGGA